CGATCCTGCTGACTAAATAGCAAGGAAAGTTTCCAGGGCATATCGCGCTCTTGCACTCGCACGTAGTAGGTCATCGCGGTTCTGGGGTGTCGTTGAGAAGGTAATGTTATCAGAGAGAAATAAATGGGCCGCAAATCATCTCTCACCGACAAGCAGTGGTTGGAGATCGAGCGACGCCATGTGGTTGATGGCGAATCGATAAACGCCCTGGCTGCTGAGTTCGGCGTAAATGAATCGTCCATCCGGCGAAAAATAAAGCCGAATAAAGCCGAATCGCCGAACCGGCAAAATCCCTTGCAGGCACTGGCAAAAGAGAAGGTTAGGGTAGACGAAGAGAGTAAGCGTATTACCGAGCAGATTGCAGAGTTGCCATATGCCAAGCAGGCCATTGTCGCCGATCTGGCAAGGAAGCTCACCAACACCAGTAGTCACTTGGCATCAGCTGCTGAGATCAGTGCCGCATCTGCCCACCGGCTTTCGATGCTGGCCAATCAGCAGTTGGAGAAGGTCGATGATGTTTCGCCGCTGAAGAGTGCCGCAGAGCTTCAGGCTGTAGCTCTGCTTCAGAAGATGGCCAACTCTTCGAGCGAGATCGGGCTGAACCTGTTGCGGGCCAACAAGGACGCGCTGCAAACAGACGAAGAGCCGCCGACGCCGGTGGCGATCACATTTGAAACGAAGGACGCGCGGAAGAATGACTCAGATCCGTCCGTCGCTTAACGTACCGCAGACGCAGTTCCTTCAGCTGCCTCACAAATTTAAGGCCTACGTCGCAGGTTTCGGTTCCGGCAAGACGTGGGTGGGCTGTACCGGCATCGGCGCACACTTCTGGCAATGGCCTGGGATCAATCAAGGCTATTTCGCGCCGACCTATCCGCAGATTCGTGACATCTTCTACCCAACGATGGAGGAAGTTGCTTTCACGTTGGGACTGCGCACGAAGGTCAAGGTGGCCGACCACGAGGTCGAGGTATATGAAGGGCGCAAGTATCGCGGCACGGTGATTTGCCGCTCGATGGAGAAGCCAGAGACCATAGTCGGTTTCAAGATCGGGCACGCGCTGGTCGATGAGCTGGATGTTATGCCGCTGATCAAGGCGGAGACAGCTTGGCGCAAGATCATTGCGCGGATGCGTTACAACAAGCCTGGCTTGCTGAACGGCATTGATGTTACGACGACGCCCGAGGGATTCAAGTTCGTCTATCAGCAGTTCGTAAAGGCGATTCGTGAAAAGCCGCGCCTTGCAAAATTGTACGGGCTGATTCAGGCAAGCACGTATGACAACGAACTGAATTTGCCGGACGACTATATTCCGTCGCTGTTCGCGTCGTATCCGCCGCAGCTGATCGCGGCATATTTGCGAGGCCAATTCGTCAACCTTGCCAGCGGTAGCGTGTATCCAGACTTTGACCGCCGACTGAATCACACCGATGAGTCGATCAAAGAGGGCGAGCCGCTGCGCGTAGGGCTTGACTTCAACGTGCTGAACATGACGGCGTGCATCAACGTGGTTCGCGACGGCCTGCCGCGCACGCTGGCCGAACGGGTCAAAGTGCGTGACACCCCGGCCATGGCCAAGATCCTGAAGGAAGACTTCAAGGACAAGGGGCATCACGTCACGATTTATCCGGATGCGTCCGGCGGCAACACCACCAGTAAGAATGCAAGCGAGTCGGACCTTTCGATATTGCGGGCGGCAGGCTTCTCCATCGAGGTGAATCCGGCTAATCCAGCGGTAAAGGACCGGGTCAACAGCTACAACGCCATGATCCTGAATGCCGATGGCCTGCGCCGCTGGAAGATCAACACGGATTTGTGTCCGGTCACTACCGAGGCACTTGAACAGCAGGTTTGGGGTCTTGATGGCCAGCCAGACAAGAAAACAGGGCACGACCATCCGAATGACGCAAATGGCTATTTCCTTGTGAAACGGTACCCGATCGTTAAACGGGTGAGCCAACAATCAGGCATGAGACTCTAGGAATATGAATGGGTGTTGAATCGAAATCTGCCGCTGTCGAGGCTATGGAAGCGTCTTGGTCTTTGGTGTCGTGCCTCATGGGCGGGACCGATGCGATGCGTGCCGCCGGCCGGACGTACCTGCCTCAGATGCCGATGGAAGGCGGGAGCGAATACACATGCCGCTTGGCCGTTGCGACACTGTTCCCGGCATTTTCGGAGACAGTAGGGCAGATGGCCGGGCGTCTGTTCAGTGAGCCGCTGCAGATCGGAGATGACGTGCCGTCCGTGATTATCGAACAGTTGGGCAACGCCGACCTTGAGGGGCGCAACATCGATGGCGTGGCCGGAGAGTGGTTCTCGAAAGCGCTTGAAAAGGGCTTATGCCATGCGTTGGTGGATTTCCCTCCCATGGAAGGTGTCGTGGCGAATGCTGCGGAAGAGCGCGCTTCGGGTGCAAGACCCTATATTGTGCTGATTGATCCGATCAACGTTCTGGGCTGGCGCTCGCAGCGCATCAACGGCATAGAAACGTTGCTTCAGGTGCGCATCATCGAGGCGGCCGAGGAAGACGACGGCGAGTTCGGCACCGCATCAGTCTCACAGATCCGAGTCATTGAGCCAACAGGCTGGCGGACCTATAGGGAGCAGGGGGAAGAGGGGAAGAAAGAATGGGTTCTTCATGAAGAAGGAAGCCTGTCGCTTGGAAAGATCCCACTGGTAACGCTTTACACTAAGCGCACTGGCTTCATGCAGGGAAAACCGCCGCTGCTAGAGCTGGCCCACCTGAACGTCAAGCACTGGCAGTCGCAATCCGATCAAGACACGATCTTGCACACCGCGCGTGTGCCTCTACTGGCGCGCATTGGTGCTGATTTTGGCGAAGACGGTGCGCCAGTTGTGATCGCCAGCAGCACTATTGACCTCCCGACGGGCGGCGATATCAAGTACGTTGAGCACACAGGCGCTGCTATTGGCGCTGGTGCTGAGAGCCTGGTCGCCTTGGAAGAGCAAATGAAGGCAGCCGGTGCCAAGGTGCTGACCAAGACCGTGCTGTCGCTCTCGGACAACCAGGCCAAGGATGAATCCGACAAAGAATTATCGCAACTGGGCCGCATGGCACGCTCCCTCGAAGACGCGCTTGATCAAGTGCTGCAACTATTTGCCGATTGGCAGAAATTGCCAGATGGCGGATCAATCGAAGTGGTCGCCGACCTTGATGCGGATGTCCTGACTGGCGCAAATGTCGATGTCCTGCTCGATTCGGTTGTTGCTGGCACTTTGAGCCCAGAAACGTACTTCGAAGAGTTGAAGCGCCGCAGCCTGATTAGTGATGAGCTGGAATGGGTAGAAGAGCAGGCACGGATCAAAGCCCAGAAGGCATTGATGCCACAGAAGGATCCGGCACCAACGAAGAAATAAAGCAGGCGCGTGAGCTGCCTGCCGTTTCACTGGCCGTTCATCGTGATGATGCGCGGCTTTTTTATGGCCGAGATGGCCGCAACATTCATATCCGAGAGGGATACAGCATGAAGGCTTTCACCAAGAAGACCGTTTTTTTCAATGCAATTCGCAATGCGCTGCATTCGGCGCATGACCGTCTTTTCCACCACATGGCCCGCACCGGGCTGATTCTGGCTGCAATTCCACTGGTTTCCGAGTCGCTGGATGCGATCCCGGAAGGTCAGCGCGATTTGTATGTCGAGCGCGAAGGCAAGTTCCACCTGGATGTCTCAGGTTTGGAGGACACTGCCGGCCTGAAATCGGCACTCGACAAGGAGCGTAAGGCCGCTCGTGACGCAGCCAAAGATATCTCGGCATGGAAATCACTGGGCAAGACGCCCGATGAGATTCAAGAGCTGTTGGGCGCACAGCGGAAGGCAGACGAAGAAAAGTTGGCCGGTGCCGGTGAGTGGAACAAGCTCAAAAGTCAGATGGTTGAGCAGAATACCCGTGAAAAGAGCGAGCTGGAAGCCAAGCTGAAGGCCAAGGATGCTGTGGTCGAGAAATATCTGATCGACTTGCAGGCCACGGCTGCCATTACCGAGCTGAAGGGCGTATCGGCGCTCCTGCTTCCGCACGTCAAAGCGGCCGTTAAGGTCGTGGAAGACAGCGGCGAGCTGGTCACCCGCGTGGTAGATCAAGCAGGAAATCCGCGCGTCAACGGCAAGGGCGAATACCTCAGTATTAAGGATTTGGTCAGCGAGATGCGCGAATCCGAAGTTTTTGGTCGTGCTTTCGAGCCATCCGGCACCACGGGCTCAGGCTCGCAAGGTGGCGGAAAACCGACGCCCGGCAAAACGATCTCCGAAGCCTCCTTCAACGCCCTGAACGCCAAGCAGCGGGCCGCGAAAATGGCCGAGGGCTTCGTCGTCGTCTAATCTATCCGTTTTAGAAACCCTCGGCCCGCCATGTGCGGGCTTTTTTTATGGAAAGTACCCAATCATGAAGAAACTCTTCATTTCCGCCATGGCTGTTCTGGTAATGGGCGTCACTGCTGTAGCTTCGGCCGCTGCTGCTGCGCCAGTGCATGTGCGCCAGTTCGTCGTAGACTGCGCATACAAGCTGCACGGCATGCTGTTCATGCATATGCACAAGAGTGGCATGATTCTCGGTGTCAATGTCTTCACGTCGCTGCAGCCGACGCTCTTTAGTGCGGCACAGGAGGTCTCTAATGAGCCTTTCGGCGTCATTTCCGCGATTTCGTCAGACTTCGATGACAAGGGCGTTGCGCTCGGAGATCAGGTGACTGTGCCCGTCGCGCCAACCCGTGCAATCAAGGATCATACGCCCAGCATGGCGGCAGGTACCGGTGACGATGCGACCGCCGACGGCGTCAAGGTTGCCATCACTTTCTCGAAGAAGGTCGATTGGAACCTGACTGGCGAGCAGATCCGTTCGCTGGAAAACGCCAACAGTGACAAGGAATGGGTGCGCCAGTTGATCGCCCAAGGCATGCGAACCCTGCGTAACTACGCCGAACAGCAGGCCTGCCAGGCAATCAAGGTCGGTGCTTCGCGTGCAGTTGGTACCGCTGGTACTAACCCGTTCGCAAGCGACATCAATATTATCGCTGACGTGCGCAAGGTGCTGTTTGATAACGGTGCGCCAATGGCTGACTTGCAACTGTGCATCGACTCGTCTGCCGGCACCTCCGCTCGCAAGTTGGGCATCATCCAGCAGGCCTATCAAGCTGGCAGCGATACCGAGCGCCGTTCGGGTGACCTGCTGCGTCAGTTCGGCTTCGCTATCCGCGAGTCGGCGGGCATCGTGCAGCACGTAGCTGGCACAGGTACCAGCTACGTTACCTCCGGCGCAACCGCCGTGGGCGTGCGTAATGTCGCCTTGGTGACTGGTTCCGGCACCATTCTGCCAGGTGACATTGCTGCCTTCGCGGCTGATGCCAGCAACAAGTATGTCGTGAACAATGGTATCGCCGCCCCCGGCACGATCAGCCTGGGCCGTCCCGGTGCTCGCACTGCCATCGCCACCGCCAACGCATTGACTGTCGGCAATAGCTACACCCCGAACCTGGCATTCGAACGCAGTGCTGTGGTAGGCGTCTTGCGCCCTCCTGTTTACCCGGAAAACCCGACCGTGACCCGGACGATGATCAGCGACAAGTTTGGTATGTCGTACCTGCTGCTGCAGATCGCTGGTTACGGCATGACCACCTGGGAGCTCCACCTGGCCGGCGGCTTCAAGGTCGTTCAGGGCGAGCACGTTGCACTGGTGCTGGGTTAATCCCCGCTGACCGGGGGCTTTGACTCCCGGTCTACCTGAACTTTTGGAGAGCGATATGGCAACAAAAGCCGAGAAGGCAGCGCTGGCTGCCAAAGCTGCAGCGCTGATGGCGCGAGCAATCGTCATCAGCGGCATGACTGCCGCAGAGTTCAATGCATTGTCCGATGAGGAGCGCAATTCCTTTACGGCACAGGCTGGCGTGGAGCTCGAGCAAGAAGCTTTGACCGCTGAAATCGAAGACGACGGCCTGATCAGTCTGGAGCTGAATGGCGACGAAATTCGCGTACACGCGACCTGCGTCGATGACCACAAGCGCATCGGATGGAAGGTTCAATAGTTACACATAGATTCAGAGGCATTTCATGGCATTGACCGAACAGCAGGCAGTAGATGTGCGGCGCTACATGGGGTACCCAGTTGCCAATACGTCGCCGCTGACCAATCAAAGCGACGACGTTTACGGCTACTTCGGCATGCGCGTTATTTCTCTATTCCAGCGCTTGATCCTGTTGTCTGCATCTGAGGAGGCGGTCGTTGTTTCCAACTTTCTGTCGAACTTGGCAGAATTAGAGGCTGATATTTACGGTGTGCGAGTGAACTTGGACACTGACAAAGCGGCAGTATGGACGCACAACAAGGCCGAGTTAAGGGATCGCCGGGCACTTTACAGCGTGACACGGCGCGAGCTATGCGCATTTCTGGGCTTTGAGCCGGGGCCGGGGCTTGGATGTGGCGGCGGCGCGAAGTTGGTGAGGGCATGAAATGGACGCCCTGAAGCTTCAAGAAAAGATCTACTCCGGCTATGCCAAGGCGGCGCAGCGCATCGGCCTGACAAACACAGTCTACCGGGCGACCAGCGAGATTGCCGCCATGGGCCAGACAGTCACCTCCATCTATGCCAGCTTCAATTCGGAGGACATGACGTACAGCCGACCGAACAAATACGGCAAGCCGACATGGTTTGGCGTGTTTGATGGCACGCTGGTCAAAGTTGGCGATTATTTGATCGGACAGCAAGGCACGTTCTTTGTGGCGCAGATGCAGCTTACGCTGCCGATTTTGATGGTTCAGTGCAATCGGACAGTCAATTTTCTGCGGGCGCTGGCACCGGCCGGAGTCGGGGCATTGGAATACGGCGGTGCCACGGCTGAAACTGATCAGGTGCTTATGAGCGGCTGGCCAGCATCGATCCTGCAAGGTAGCAAGGGGGAAAAGGGGGATGCGATTCTGCCGGGCGATGTAAAAACGCCATGGTGGAACGTTTTGCTGCCGGCTTACCCGGGCGTTATTCTTCGTTCTTCCGACATCATGACGGACGATCTGGGCCGTCGCTACACGATTTCCAGCGCGGAGCTTACCGACGCTGGCTGGCGCTTGACTGCGATGCAGGCGGTGACGTAATGGCAGATATTTCCGAGGTTCTTGTGGTGTTGGCGGCGCAGGCTGCTGCTGCGGTGTATCCGAACGGTACAGGGCAAGCATCGGTGGCGAACTGTGACATTCGCGTGTATCCCGGCTGGCCGAATGCCGCCGCGCTGGATAATGATTTGTTGGCCGGCAAAGTGAATATCAGCGTGTATCCAACGCAGTCGGAGAAAAACACGACTCGATATGAACGACGCTGGCAAACGCAGGTCCGCAACACGCCAACCGTCACTTTGAGCCTGACCGGTGCGCAGATTACGATCGGCGGCTCGATGCCGACGCCTTTTTTTGCGCAGAACTTGGCCATCCTGATCGGCAAGGACGCATATACGTATCCGGCGCAGGCCGGTGACACACTTTCGACCATTGCGACAGGATTAGCGTTGCAGATACATGGCGCTACAAGCAGCGGGGCGGTCATAACCGTACCAGCCGGGCCAACGCCAGTCCTGCGGGTGGGGGCAACCGGTACCGCAATTCAGGAGATTCGGCGTCAGAAGCGTCTTATTCAGATAACGATCTGGGCACCGACGCCAGCGCTGCGCGATGCGGTGGCAATGGCCGCTGACGAGGTGCTGGCCGATCTGGCGTTCCTGACAATGCCAGACGGCACCGGGGCGCGCCTGATCTATCAGGACAGTCCGATGACCGATTCGCTGGAAAAGGCCAAATTGTACAGGCGCGATTTGCGTTACAACGTCGAATTCGCAACCACCAAGAAGATGGTAACGGCAGAGATTGTTGCCGGTGTCGTCACCCAAGAAACCACTCTGGCCGGCGTCAGCGCGACGGTCAGCACCTATTGAGGATCATCATGGCGAAGAGCAATGACGGCACCACCACGGCAGTAGAAACTCCAACTTACACCCTCGTAGTGGCCCATCCGTTCGGTGACCACGAGCGAGGATCGGCAATCACTGATCCTGCCGAGATCGCTGAAGTGATGGTCGGCGAGAACGCCCACCACGTCCGTAAAGTGCCGCTGTAACAGAATTTCTTTTAGATAAGCCGCCGATTGACGGCATTTTTTTGCAGGCCATCCATTACTGGGTGGCCTTTTTTATTGGAGCGTCGCATGACGATTTACCAAAGTGGGCAGTTGAACGCTGCAGGTCTGTATGCGCCTGGTCTCTATACCCAGGTTGTTCCGCCGACCACATCCTATATTCAAGGCGTCAACACCAATTTGCTTGGTTATGTCGGCGTCGCCTCTTGGGGGCCGGTCAACAGCCCGCAACTGATTGGCTCTTCCACAGACGTGTCGCAATATCTCGGGGCGCAGACAGTGCGCAAGCGAGACTTGGCGACGGCTGCGGCAATTGCTTTGAGCATCGGCGCTGCGCAGATGTACACTGTCCGGATTACTGACGGCACGGATGTGGCGGCAGCAATCCCACTGCTCGACGCTGCCAGCACGCCAGCTACCGGTGCGACACTGACGGCCTTTTATACCGGTATCGTAGGCAACAAGCTCACGGCTGCAATCACAGCCGGCACGAAGGCCGGCACTTATAAGCTGGTGATTAATCGCCCCGGTTTTTCTGGCGAGACCTTCGACAACATCACCGGTAGCGGTGCCACGTTTTGGGCGAATCTGGTTTCTGCCGTCAATAACGGCATTTCGGATCAGCGAGGTCCATCGCAGTTGGTCATCGCCACCGTCGGCGCATCGACTACCACACCGAACATCACAACCACCTACACGCTGGCAGGCGGCACAGATGGTGTGACATCGATCACTGATGCCATGCAGATCGGCGTAGATGGCACCAGCACCACCCGGTCAGGAATGTATGCGCTGCGCGGCTCCGGTGTGATGACCGCCGCTCTGGTCGATCACACGGATTCGACAGCCTGGAGCACGATCCTGGCGTTTGGCTTGTCGGAGGGCATTTTCTTCGGCGCGGCCAGTGCCGTTGGCGTGTCTGCAGCGACCACGATTACCAATCTGAGCACTGCCGGCGCAGATGGCTATGGCCTCAAGGTGCTCACCGGTGACTGGGTGTATTGGCAGGATCAAGTCAATTCACAGCAGCGCCTGCTGTCTCCGGCGACGTTCTGGGCGGCACTGCGGGCAACCTTGAACCCGAATGAATCGACACTCAACAAAAAGGTTCTTGGGCTGATCGGCACACAACGCAGCTCGCAGAAGCTGCCATATAGCAATGCTGAATTGGCAGCGGCAGCGCAGGGGCGCGTGGATTATCTGGCCAATCCATCCGCCGGCGGCAATTACTTCGGCTTCCAAACTGATCGCAATGCGTCAAGTTCTACGGCAACGAACAGCGAGGCATACACGACGATGACGAATTTCCTGGCGCTGACATTCCAGAGCGCTTTCGGCTACGCCATCGGCAAGGACCAGACGCCCGACTTGCGCAAGGAAATCAAGGACTCGATCCAGGCGTTTCTGTCAAACCTGTGGCTGAACCTGAAATACATCGGCGATGTGAATCATCCAGACGTTGCGCCTTATAGCGTGACAATCGACATCACCAACAATCCGGATTCGCAAGTCGCTCTGGGCGTCATGGCGGCCTACATCAAGGTCAAGTATTTCAGCATCGTGCGTGAATTCGTGGTCAGTCTGGAAGGCGGTCAGTCCGTTTCCGTCACCGTCAATTAATTCGGCCCAGTGCCTCAAGCCGCCTCGCGCAAGCCGGGCGGCTTTCTTTTTGGAGCATAGAAAATGCCGTTAAATGGTTTTTCGATAGGTCGTGATACATCGACCACCATCAGTACGGCCGATGGAGTATTGCGGCCGACGTTGATCACCAAATTCACCACGAAGCGCGACTCAACTGAGAAGAAGGTTAAGGGTCTCGATGGTATAACTCGCACGCTATCGTTTCCCGATGGCTGGTCTGGCTCATTTGAAATTGATCGACAAGACAGCGCGATTGATGACCATTTCGCGAACGTCGATGCCAATTATTACAGCGGCCTTGATCAAAGCCCTGGCACGATCATGCAAACGATTCAAGAGCCAAACGGATCGGTCAGTCAGTATCAATTTGTTGGCGTTACCCTCAAGCTGGATGATGCGGGCGATTGGGTGAGTGACGACACCGTCAAGCAAAAACTCTCTTTCTCGGCGGAGCGCCGAATCAAGGTGGCCTAATGACAAAAGTTGCAATCAAACCGAATACGCCCTCTGAAGAAATTATGAAGCGTGCTGCGCTGCCTGATGTTGTTCACGCAGGTGGGAAGAGCATCAATATTCAAAAGCCTGGTGTGCTCGCTCAGTTCCGGATTGTTGAAATTGTTGGCGCAAAAACGGCAATGAACGCTGTCTATATGGATATGCTGATGCCGGTTCAGTGGGTAACACATATCGATGGAGTCGAGATTCCGCAGCCACAGACAAGGCTTGAACTCGATGCGCTAATTCAACGTCTGGGCGAAGAGGCTATTGTCGCAATCGGCCGCAAGTTGAATGAAGTCTCCGCTGTCTCGGAAAGTGATGAAACGGTAAAAAAATAGCTCGGGACCCCGCTTTTAGAAAAAGCTGCAACTTGGTGAAAAACGGGGTTCCTTTCGATGTGGCATTTTCACTATCAGAGGGGATGAAGTCGGCCTTCTCGATCTGTTTTGGTGAGTTGGATGGCCACCGATTCAACTTTGAGCGTGGTGAATGGGAGGATTTGAAGTGAAAATATTCACTATGGCCAGCTTTGGCGAACACTTGGCTAAGATGGCGACCACTGTCGTTCTTGGTGAGCGCCAAGGGCTCAAAAAGGCTGCAGAACTCGTCGAAAAAGAGGCCAAGAGTGAATTCGGCACCTACCAGGGCGCTATCGGCCATTTCGAAAAGTGGGCCGAACTGGAAAACAGCACAAAAGATGATCGGGTCGCCTCCGGCTTCACTGAAAACGATCCATTACTGCGTAGCGGCTCATTGCGGGACACTGTTTCTCACGAAGTCTCTGGACTGGAAGCCGTAATCGGCAGTGCCAGCGACATCATGGTTTATCAGGAACTCGGGACGGCAACCATCCCGCCGCGCGCGGTTCTAGGTCCATCGCTACTGCGCAAGGAAAAGGAAGTATTAAAGATTATCGGTGTGCACACGGCAACCGCAATGCTTGCCGGGAGTGCTTTCTCGCACATGCCGACGATAAAGGAAGATTAATCGAAGAAGGCTGGCAGGACGAAAAACAACAGGAAGGCCAAGACCAGTAAGCCGATGATGACTGAGCCTGAGCCGATGACAAACAAGCTTAGACGCGTACCGAAAGGAATGGACGGCTTCTGTTCATCAATGACGCGCGTCATCCGAGGGTATTGAACTCTCTTGAATCGCTCTGCCGCACATTCCTGAAGTCGGTATTTGATGCCCATTTGGGTGCCTTGGTGGTTTTGCTATATGCATTTTCTACCGCGTAAATATAGCACATCGGTTTTTAACCTCAAGGAAGTGACATGTTTGAAGCGTACAAAATCGGCGTTGCCATCAGTCTGACAAATCATGTCAGTGCTGGATTGTCCAGCATGGTGAAGGATTTCGCGAAGACAGATGCTCAAGCTGCGCTGCTACAAAAGCGTATCGATAGCATCGGTCGCGGGCTGAAGGGTGGATTGATCGCTGCTGGCGCGGGTGCCGCATTGGCTGCTATGTTCAAGCCGGCTATTGCGGATGCGATGAAATTCGAACGCGCCATGTTGCGCCTCAAGGATATCGGGGGCATCGATGGCGGCGTTCTTGCTCAGGTACGTGGTGATGCGCTTGCCGGACGTTACAAGGGTATTGGTGCCGCGGAGTCCGTCGATCTTGTGCGCGATCTTCATGCTGCTTTCGGTGATGCGAAGGAGGCTCTTCACTTTATGCCACTGTTCGCGGGCATGGCGCGCGTTACTCAGGGTAAATATGGAAAGTCGGCAGTGGCCGGCGAGGAAGATGTTCGGTCATTGGCCAAAGTCGCTGAGCGACGCGGCGGAACGAAAAGCGCTTCGGCCATGGAAAGCGCCATGGACTTGTCCATGATGATTCAGAATGCATCCGGCGGTGCAGTTACTCCCAAAGACTTACTGGCATTTGTGGCAAGAATGGGTGCCATGGGTAACAGCATGAGTAACGTTGGCATCTTGAAAATGTGGGCGCTCATGCAAGAGCAGGGAGGGTCTAAAGCTGGAACTGCTTTGAATTCTGCAATGCAGAATATGATCAATGGCCGCGGAACTGAGGGGGCAGGATTTTTTCTTCGTAAGATCGGTTGGATTGATGAAAAAGTACACGAAGAAAACTTACGTGACCGTTATGGCGACAAATGGAAAAAACATCAAAATAAAATAAGCGCAAATGCACTGAAGAACGTTGATTTGGCAAAGGATGATATGGTCGGGTGGATTGAGTCCACTGGTTTGCCATTGATTGGTAAATATCTCGATAAGAAGGGAGTCGTAGACCCTAAGAAGCGAGAAAGTGAAGCATCATCGCTATTAGCGCAAGCATTGAGCAATCGACTTGGTGCGGACTCGATTGCGCTGATTGCAACGCAATTGCCTCGAATCATGAAGGACTATCATATTGCCGAGGCATCTGCAGGGTTGCGCAAGAGCATCGAGAGCTATGATGAAAGTCCAATGGCAAAATTTCAGGACTTGCATGCCAAGTTTGAAACTGCGCTAGTGAATCTAGGCGAAGGCGCTTTGCCGGTGGTTATCCCCTTGGTTAATCGTCTAGCCTCGGCATTCAAGACGTTCAATGAATATGCTGAGCGTAATCCAGACACTGTGCGACGTGCGACCTACGGCATTCTTGGCCTATCTGCTGCGTTGATCGGATTAGGGGCTGCTACCGTCGTTGCTAATGGCATTCGCGCAGTTGCACTTGCAATACCATTGCTGTCGTCGGCTGCGAGCGGCTTCGGCTTAATTCGTAGCTCCCTTCTATTCACAGGGGTTGGCGCTGGTGGTGTTGCTGGATTGGCTGGGATTGCAGGTGCCATTGGCGGTATAGCCGTCGCATTCGGCGCTCTCTATGTTGCTACCAAGACCTTGTTTGGTATTCTTGATTGGATCATGCCAAATGATAATCATGCGGCTGGCACCGCCGCATCAGTGCGCTGGGGGAAAGGCGCTAAAGGTTCAACTACGACGGCAGAAGATATGCATCCAGGTCAACATTTCGTTCGTAGTGGGCGCGGCGGCTATTGGGTGAATAATGATGCCAGCATTCCTCCTGCCGGCACTCAACGGCCTGTTCAGGTTACCTCCGTGGTTCAAGTGAATGGTCGAGAGATTGCGCGTGCTTCAGCTCTTTACACTGCGAAAGCGATGAATGCCGGCCTTGGCTCTGGCCGGTACGATCTTGGGGCATCCCTGCCAACACCAGCGCTGAATCGATAGAGGTTGATATGCAAAGAAATTGGGATTGCGTGCGAGCGATTTTGCTCGGAGTAGAGGCGTTGGGCGACACTCAAAGTCACCTCGAATCGGCATCTGTCGATGGATATGATCCTGAAACAGTCTCGCACCACATTCGACTGCTGATCGAGGCGGGTCTGGTCGTTGGAAGTTGCGCGGAAGGCTTGCAAGGGCCGCTGCGCTGTCATGCATCACGCTTGACCTGGGAAGGCCACGAATTTCTTGACAAGATTCGTTCGGCATCGGTCTGGAACAAGGTCAAGTCAATTGCGCGCGAGAAAGGGCTTTCTCTGTCTTTTGATGTGATTAAGTTGGCAGCAACGCACGCAATTGCATCATTGCTCGGATAAAAGAGTTCGGCATAAATCATCCCCCGCAGGAGTTAATTCAGCGGGGGATTTTCATTTTGGGCGGCAAATTGGCATCCATAATCCTCAAACTCGGTGATGTCGTATTTGGTGACACCGAGGCCGGCACCATTCCGTTCGGTGGAGACCAAAAGCTGAATATTCATCGGCTGGTTGGCGGTAAGCGGATCATCAAAGCAATGGGCGATGACCCACTTCCATTGGAGTGGTCTGGCATCTTTGTCGGTGCCAATGCGCTTGAAAAAGCGTTGACGCTGCACCGGATGAAGAATGATGGTCGCTCACTGGTGTTGACTTGGTCATTCATGAGTTATCTGGTGCTGATTCGCACTTTTGTGGGTAATTTTGAGGCACCGTTCAATATCCCATATCGGATTGTTTGCGAGGTGGTTGAGGATCGGACGAATTTGCCGCCGACAAATTCAGCATTCGACGTCAACCAGGCAATCAATGGGGACATGACGACGGCGCAGGGATTGTCAGACGGCATTGGTGACAGCACATTGTCGAGCTTGACGACAACGCTCAATACTGCGATTTCCAATGTCTCTAACTTCGCCAAGGCGACGCAAAGTACCATCAACAGTGTTTTGCAGCCGCTCAACGCCGTGCGATCGCAGGTTTCGGTCCTGATTGCGTCGTCAGAAAACGTGCTCAAGAACGTGACGACCGTTGGCGGCCTGCTGCCAAACAATAGCCTGGCCAAGAGCGTGGCAAGCCTGACCAGTCAGGTCAATTCGACACTGGCCGGCGGCCAATTGGCGCAGTTGAATTCTGTGCTTGGCCGCATGGGCACCAATCTCGGCCAGATCAATTCAAGCGTGAAGACGGTAACCGTGGCTGGCGGCAACCTGTTCGATCTGGCGGCGAAGAGCTACGGCACGGCCACCGGCTGGACGACGATCGCCAGCGCGAACGGTGTTACGGATCCGGAAGTGACTGGAGTTTCTACGCTGAACATCCCAAAGAACACGAACGACACCGACGGCATTCTGGAAGCGTAACCCAATGGCAACAAATTCAACAACGCAGCTGTCTGCACAGCCGCGCGGGATCGTGCAGCTCAACGGAACCGCGATTGAGGGATGGACCTATTTCGAGGTCGATAACAACAACTATTTTTCGGCTGATACATTCCGGGTAGTGTTTGTTGTAGATGGTCTTCCGGCGGATCGTGACAAGAATTGGTTTTCGAAGCAGGTCGATATGTATGTCGAGCTGTTTGCCGGCGAGCCTGCCGACCCGACGTCATTCAGTGCTGCTGAGCTGAAAAGTTGGATTTACGGACAAGTCGATGAAATTTCATTCGACCCTGTGGCCGGCACGATTGAGGTGAGCGGCCGGGATTTAACGCGGGTCTTCATTGATACGAAAACGACGCAGAAATGGGTCAACTTGACTTCATCGCAGATTGCCACGCAGTTGGCTACAAGCCATGGGTTGACAGCGGTTGTAACCGCGACGACGATCAAAGCTGGAAAATTCTACGAAATTGATCATTCCAACATGGTCGATTCACGCAGCGAGTGGGATGTGCTGTGTTATCTGGCAGGAAACGAGGGTTTCATTGTTTATGTGCGCGGCACCACCCTGTATTTCGGGCCGGGGCCGAGCGAAACATCAACACCTTTCAAATTGATCTGGCAAGACGGCGTTAATGGTGGCGCGCCCACCGCGAACTTTGAAAACCTGCAATGCACGCGCGGTCTGACGGTTTCACGCGGAATTGAGGTGGTGATTCGGTCGTGGAATCAAAAGCAGCAAAAGGGCTTCACGGCGCAGTTTCCGGGCAAGTCAAAGACGATTCAGGCCGGTAAATCCAGCATCTTTGGGGGAACTCAAATTTATTGGAGAACAATTGGAAATTTGACTCAGGAGCAGGCTACGCAAGAGGCGCAAAAGCTATATGCGCAACTGATCCAGCATGAAATGAAGATAAGTTTCGAGATGCCGCCTGACGACTCACTAGACACCACTTCGGTTGTTCAATTGGATGGCACGAACACCGCGTTTAACCAGCTTTATTACCCTGACTCTATCAGCCGATCAATGTCGGTCGATGGTGGCTGGGTTATGCGTGCATCGGCAAAGAATCACTCGCCAGAATCGGAAATCGGGGCGCTATGAATGGATTTGATCAGCTAAGTAATGCTATGCGTGCGCAAGCCGGGCTGGCGCAGAACGAATTATCAATGCCGAGATGGGGCGTAATCAGTAGCTACGACCCAGATGCGCCGGCCGTGAAAGTGATGATTCAGCCAGAAGGTGTAGAGAGTGTCTGGATGGCACTGGGGGCGCTTGGTGTTGGTAATGGCTTTGGTGTCGCCATCGGGCCCGGCATTGGCGACATGGTGCTGGTGATGTTCCCGGAGGGGGATTTCAATTCCGGCGTGATCATTGGGCGATTCTTCTCTACATCGAATCAAGCAATATCGGTGCCGTCGGGAGAGATTTGGGCGATGCATACGTCTGGCTCGTTCGTCAAATTGGTCAGTAGTGGTGATGTGGAGGTATCAGCTGCCGGCAATATTGTGGTTACTGCCGGCGGCGATGTCGATGTCACTGCTGGCGGCAATTTGAATGCTGCAGCAACGGGAAGTATCAGCATGACGGCACCGACAATTACGTTGAACGGTTCTATTGCGCTGAATGGCCCAATATCGCAAACCAATACATCAGGAGGATCGACCAGGGCAACCCTGATCGGCCCTCTGAGCGTGACAAATGATGTCACTGCGGCAGGCAAGTCGGTATCGACCCATACGCACCATGAAAACGGCGCTGGCAACAATACCGACCAGCCGAACTAAGGATTCCCATGTACGACGTTTCGCATTATTACGGTTCCGATCTGCAAGCTTCCGCGACAGGTGACTTGCTTGTCGCGGACGTGACTACCACTGGAGAGCAGCGCTGCTACCGGCGGTTGCTGACAAATCCGGCCCTCACTGATAGCGCCGGCAATGTGACGGCATCGCCGGATTACACGTTTGCCAGCGACTATGGTGCCGGGCTTGGTCGTCGGGTCGGTTCGCCGGTCAATATTCCTGAAACTATCGCGCAGATCAAGGCGCAAATGCAGCTGGAATCTAGCGTCTCTCAGGCACCTGTTACGCCCAACGTTCAATTGATTTCCAGTGGCGACGTCCTGGGTGCCGTGATCAGCTACAACGATGCAAATACCGGTGAGCCGGTAATCCTCAATTTTGATGTGAGCCAATGATGCAGACTTACTCCTTTACCGAGATCGTCCAAAATTTCGCGACGGCCGTACAAGGGCGGGCTGCCAAGTTGATTGATTTTAGCGAAGGCTCGACCTTATTGTCGATCGGGCAGGCCATGGCTGGGGTTGCGCTGTGGTTCCAGGGCATGATTCTGGCGTTGCTGGCGGTGACGCGCGCGGCTACATCTAGTGGCACTGATCTTGACTCATGGTTTGCGGACTTCGGTTTCACGCGATTGGCGGCGAATGCCTCTTCCGGGCAAGAAACATTTTCACGTTACACGCCAACGAATCAGGCGGTGATTCCAGTGGGTACCACGGCAACGGTGCAAAGCGCCGATGGCAGCGTGCAATTCGCAGTAATTGCAGACACAACGAATTCGGCATATGACGCCACTCAGGCGGCCTATGTCATTCCGGCCGGCCAGGCCAGTGTCAATGTGACGGTTCAATGTCTGACTGCAGGCGCGGCAGGTAATGTGGCGGCAGCGGCTATCAGCGACTTGGTGGTGTCGATTTCTGGGGTCGATTACGTCACGAATGCCAATGCTTTTACCAATGGCTACGATGCTGAAACTGATGCTGCAGCACGCACGCGGTTCATTCTTTATCTGGCCGGCTTGTCCAAGGCGACTCTGGCGGCGATTGGCGCTGCAATTTTGTCCGTAAAGCAGGGGCTGACTTACAAAATTATCGAAAATCAAACATTCAGCGGAACATCTCAGACCGGTCTCTTGACTGTCGTGGTTGATGACGGCACCGGCGCGCCATCGTCAGATGTTAAGAATTCTGTGGCCAGCGCTGTCGAGTCAACCCGTGCTGCTGGGATCACTTATGGCGTGTATGGCCCGACACTGCTATCGGCCATCGTAGTCATGAACATTACGACGTCCACAGCCACAGATGCGCCGGCGCACTCGACTGTTACGGCTACCGTGCAAGCTGCAATTTTGGCCTACATCAATAGCTTGGCCATGGGATCGTCGTTGAAGTACAGCTATCTGGCCACCATTGCTTATGGTGCCTCGTCATATGTGACGAACGTGACCAGCTGGACACTGAATGGCGGCACTGCGGATCTGACCGCAAGCGGCGTGCAAGAGATCAAAACAACCTCGGTAACGGTGAGCTGATGGCGACAGGTGATAGTGATGACATTCTCACCCGCCTGCGTAGTTATTTGCCAGCCGGGTGGTTTCCTGATTCAGCGCCGATCCTTGAGGGGCTGCTCGCTGGTATTTCATCAGTTCTGGCGGTGTCGTATGCCTTGTTTATTTACGCCAAGGCTCAGACCCGGATCTTGACGGCAACGGATGCATGGCTTGATCTGATTTCCTACGATTTCTTTGGCGATGCCTTGCCGCGCAAGACTGGGGAAGCAGATGCCGCATTCTTGGCCCGGATACGCGCCAATCTTTTTCAGGAGCGAGCGACCCGCAAGGCGTACATATCGGTGCTAACTACGTTGACAGGTTACGCCCCCACGATATTTGAGCCTGGCATGCCCAACGATTCGGGAGCCATGAACGCACCTACATCGCCAGGATACTGCGGTGTGGCGCGCATGGGATCTGTGGCAATGCCTTATACAGTGCTGGTGACCGCCTACCGGCCGCAACAGCAGGGCGAGTCTTTGGGGATGGGTTTTACTGACTCGCCAAAGATCACGGCCATGGATACGCCGCTGGCAACGTCCTACACTGGATCGCTCTCTGCATATACCAGTGCGGCATCAGATGCTGATATTTACGCAGCCATCAATGCCACGCGCGCTGCCGGCATTACTGCCTGGGTAGGCATCACTAATCCGGCATAACACGCAAAACACTACATCCCAAAACCCGCAAATGCGGGTTTTTTTCATTGGAGAACGCTTTATATGGATCGTATCGAGACCTATGTCGGACAGTCGATTCTGGAATGGAATTTCAGCAAGCCAGACCAGAACAAGATGGTCGCGCTGGGCAAGGTGATTTCCACCATGTTCGGCAGCACGGCGGTTGTTAATGGCTTGGCCTGCACACAGCAATCTGTAGCAACCATGTTCGTGAACATCGCTGCCGGCGAAATTTACCAAGCCGCGCAGTTGGAGGCGACCGCATGCGGCACATTGCCGGCAGATACCGCGCATACCATCATGAAACAGGGCATTGCCTTGGATACGGTGGTAGTACCGAATTCATCCACTGGCATCACCGCGTTCGCTGCGCCTACGACGTCCGGGCAGTCGATCAACTATCTGATCGAAGCCAGTTATGCAGACTCGGACGTGTCAATTGATCCGACGACTGGCGCTAGCCCAGTGGTACTTCCGTTCTACAATGCAAGCACGCCATCGTCGCCATATCAGGGGCCGAATGGCTCCGGAGCAACAAGTAACACTTTCCGCAAAGGGATCGTGTCCTTGCAAGTGAAGGCGGGAACTGCCGCAACAACAGGCTCACAAACAACGCCTTCCCCAGATTCTGGCTACATCGGTCTGTGGGTCGTCACGGTTGCCTATGCGCAAACTACGATTACAACTGCAAACATTACGCAGTACGCAGGGGCATCTATTCTGCCAAACGGCTTGCTGCAATCAATTATTTCCGGAAATCTGCAATATGGCACCGATTCAGGCGCGGCCAACGCTGTGCGCGCGGCATTTCCATTGCCGGTGACTGTCGTGGCGGATGGGCAGCCGTTTCTTGTAAAAATTGCGTCCACGAATACAGGTGCCACTACGTTCACTCCCAACTACGGTGCCGTCACGGCATCGGCCGTGGTTGGTCTCGGCGGCGTGGCACTGCAAGGCGGCGAGCTGCAGGCTGGTGGTTATGCGCTTTTTATCCGGCGTAATGCAATCAGCTCCTATGAGTTGCGATACTGCTCTGGAGCGCCTATGCAGGTCGCCAATGCTACGGCTAGTCAGCATGCCGTGGCAGCAGGTCAGATCGCATCTGGTTCGCTCGGCACGGCCACCGCCGGCGGCGCTGCCAATGCAATTA